AAATGCTTGAAAACGCGGGCAGCGGTTCTATCCTTCTCCACGGTAGTCCACCCGGCTCTACTCCCATCACCGGGACACTTTCGGGGGCACCGCAGGAGAATCATGGCCCGCCGCCCTCGTGCTGCACGACTGGAGACTCGCACCGCGCGCTTGAAGCTTAAGGTGCGCAAGAAACCGTACGACTTCACATCAATCGCGCCACGCATCCGGCTAGGATATCGCCGCTGCAAAAGCGCGGGCCGATGGGTGGTTAAAGTCGCCGACGGCCATGGCGGCAACTGGACCAAGGTTGTCGGTATTGCCGACGACCACGAGGACGCCGACGGCGAGCACGTTTTCTCGTGGTGGCAGGCGCAGGACAAGGCCCGCGCGCTCGCTCGCGGCAAGGAGTCTGCCGGCGGGCGGCCGGGCACGGTCGCCGAAGCACTCGTCGATTACGAAGCCGACCTAATCGCGCGCGGCGGAAGTCCCACCAACGCCCGCAGAGTACGGACGCTGCTGCCTCCGACCTTGCTAGCCAAGCCGGTCGCGTTGCTGACGGCGCGCGAACTTAAGCACTTGCGCGATGGTCTTGTGACCAAGGGAGCCAAGCCCTCGAGCGTCAACCGCGACCTCAAGGGCCTCAAGGCGGCCCTGAACTTGGCCGCCGCGCACGATCCGAGAATCACCAACGGCGCGGCATGGCGGACCGCGCTGGCCGCGCTGCCGGACGCCCACCACGCGCGCAACGTCATCCTGACAGACGAGCAAGTACGCGCGCTGATCACGGCGGCCTATGCCGAGGACTTCGCGCTCGGACTCCTGGTCGAGACGGCCGCCGTCACCGGCGCGCGGGTGTCGCAACTCGCGCGACTCTAAATCGCGGACTTGCAAGCGGAGCGCCCCGACCCGCGCCTGATGATGCCGTCGAGCCGCAAGGGGAAAGGCATCAAGCGCATCGAGCGCAAGCCGGTGCCGATTACGTCGAGCCTCGCCGCACAGCTACGACAGGCTGCCGGGGACCGCGGTCGAACCGAGCCCTGCTGCTTCGCGCAGACGGCACGCCATGGCAGCCCGCGAAGGCGGACTATCGGCCGCCGTTCATCCGCGCCGTCGCCCGCGCGGGGCACGATCCGACCACGGTGACCCTCTACAGCTTGCGTCATAGCAGCATTGTTCGCGCGCTTCTCGCCGGGGTGCCGACGCGCGTCGTCGCCGCTCAGCACGATACCAGCGTGCCGATGCTCGAACGCACTTATTCGCAGCACATCCTCGATCACAGCGATGCCGTGGCGCGGCGCGGGTTACTGGATCTGATCGGGCCGGCCGGCAACGTCGTGCCCCTATCGCGCAAGAGCTGACGCCGGTGGAGCAGAGCATCTCGGACGACCAGTGGCACGAGCTACTGTTGACCATCGGGGAGCTCCGGGGCGGTGCTGATCTCGCGAAGGCGCGGATAGAGGTCGAGCAGGCGCTGCACGACTATTACGGGCTCCGCAGGGATCCGGCCAAACTAAAGGATGCGCGCGCGACTTGGGAAGCAATCAAAAGATCCACCGTCAAGCTCCATGTCGCGCTCGCCGGGGAGTGGAGCCGGAGGCGCGTGCGCAAAGATTTCCTCGTCCATCTCGGGCTGCGGCGCCTGATCAGGCGGAGCATGTCCCTGCTCGAGGCATTCGACATGCCCATCGCCGCGCACAAGGGGAGCATCTCTCCCGCGCTGGCCAATCTCTATCTGCGCCTGCTGGAAATCTGGCAGGACGAGTTTCGCGGCGAGCTGAGGTCAGCGGGCAGCACGACCGGCGGACCGGCCGTGCGCTTCGTCCGGACCGTCCTCGCTATTGCAGGCGTGGAGCGAACGCCGGGCAGCATTCGCATTACCATCCGCAACGTGCTCCAAGGCAAGGGGGTTGGTGTGTTTAGGCCCGTGGCCAAGAGCGACCCCAACAAGCCCCGCCCGCCGCGTCCGCCGCGGTCACCGTGGAAGCTCCCCCGCAAGCGCGTCTGGTGCGTCCCGGGTCGGGTCAAACCAGATCGCCAATAAGAGTTGTTGCTTTGACCTGACCTACCCGTGGTCCACTGCGCAGCGTGAAGCTGCACAGAGGACCGCCAATGCCCACCGCCGTTATTCCGTCGCCGCGCCCCGCAGCCGACAAGCCGAACCGGCCAGCTGACCCCGCGGTCGAGTCCGCAGCCTTCGGAAAATTCATTAAGGGCAGAGTCGGCGGCAAGCGCGCAAAGAACAAGCGTCAGCAACAGCGGCAGCAGCAGCAAGCTCCGCCCGAGGCCGTGGTCATCGGCGCCTACTCCATCGAGGAGTTCTGCAAGGCGCACGGCGGCCTCTCCGAGTCGATGTTCCACAAGCTTTGCCGCGAGGGCCGCGGTCCCGCGATCATGAAGGTGGGCGCCAGGACGCTGATCTCCGCCGAAGCTGCAGCGGCGTGGAGGCAGGCACTGACCGTCGAATAGGCCAAACGGGCCGGCATCGCGAGATGCCGAGCCCGCTTGTTTTCCCGCGCTCTGCCAGAAGCGCAATCGACCTTAGGGAGACCCAAGATCGTCATGACATTTAGACCGACCATCGGCTGCAATCAAGCGCCGACGCTCGCCGATTACGCCGGGCAGATCAACGACGGCTATCGCAAGTATCTGCTCACCTCGTCCTCCCTGGTCGAGCAGGGGATGGATCTGGGTGACATCCTCATCGCTGCCAAGAAAAAGGCCGGTCACAGCCGCTGGTACAAATGGCTCGCCGCTAACACCGACATCTCTCCGGACCGCGCCGAGCGGTTCATGACGCTTTCCCGTGGGCGCGACCTGGCGCTGCTGCGGGCGCAGCGCGCCGCGCACTCGTCGACGCCACCAGCACCGCCGGCGACAAGGAAGTCGCCGCCGGCGGTGAAAAAGATCCCACCGCTCGATAGCCACTCTTGGGCGTCGGCTTCCTTCCAGCAGCGGCAGAGCTTCCTTGATGACATCCCGCTTCAGGAATTTCTCGACGCGGCACCTGCATCCTGGCGCGCAGAAGTCCAGCGCCAGTTACGCGGCGCCGATGCGCCCACGGAGTCGGCGCCGACCAACACCGTTCACTGAAACCGGAGAGCCCATGGTCACACACAGATATGGAATATTGCGCAGCAGCTGTTGGGCGACCCCGCGGAGCCGATGCTCGGGGCGACAGGGGTAATGGAGGACATCATGAAACCTTTTCAGACTAGCGCAAAGCTACCGCCGATTATCGTGATCCACGGCCAGCCCGGCATTGGCAAGACAACATTAGCGCTGAATTTTCCGAGGCCAATCGTCATCCAAACTGAAGATGGTTGCCCGATCGGTGTTCAACTCGAAACCTTCGGATTGTGCGAAAGCTATCCCAGTGTCATCGAAGCACTAACATATCTCGGTAAAGAGGATCACGACTATCGCACATTAGTCATCGACAGCCTCGATGCATTCGAACCGCTTGTGCAGGCTGCCTTGTGTGCTGATCGTGGTTATACCTCAATTGAAAGTCCGGGCTTCGGAAAAGGTTACGTTGAACTTGATCGCTATTGGCTTGATCCCCTCCGTGCCTGCAATTGGCTGAGACGCAATCGAAACATGACCATCGTGATGATCGCGCATAGCGAGATCATCATGATCAATGACCCGCGCTGTAATGCCTACTCTGCTTATTCGCTTCGACTGCACAAGCGGGCACGGGGACTGGTCGAGGACAGCGCCGACCTGATCGGATTTCTTGCAACCGACATCGTCATCAAGAGTGAGCAAAGCGGCTTCGGAAAAACTCGAGCACGGGCTGACGGCGGCAATACACGCTGGCTGCACTGCGAACCGCGACCGGCATTCACGGCGAAAAATCGGTTCGGCATGCCCGAGCGAATCATGATCCCGTTGCGCTTCGACTACCAATCGACGCTCGGCAAGTTCTTCCCGACCCCGCAGCCGCAAGCGGGAAGTGTGCGTACTACTGCGGCACCTGAAACTGCAATGATGGCATCCGAAATGGTGACATCGGAAAACATGGAGAGTGGCAATGGTTGAGAGTTATCACGACCAACTGCCCGAGATGTTCGATCCGGGCGCGCATGAGGGCACTCAAGGCCCCCAGCCCGTTCCCGTGGGATGGTACCTCGCTCACATCGTCGAGGCCGGGGTATGCGACGCTGCAAACGGGAATGGCAACTATCTGCTTACGGTCTTCGAAATCCTCGAAGGAGACTATCTGCACCGTAAGATTTATCAGAACATCACGATCCACAACGCAAGCCAACAGGCGGTCGAGATCGGTCAACGGCTCATGACCGACGTCTACCTCGCCTGCGGCGTCACCGGACCGACGCAGGACATCGGCGTACTCCTGTACAAGCCCGTCAAAATCCGTGTCGGGATCAAGCGCGACCCCGAAGGGCTGTATCCGGATGGCAACCGCGTGAACGCGGTACGGCCGCAGGACTACGAGCCCAAGCGCGGACGCTTCACCCCATCTGCTTCCGGGGCTGCGCCAACCAATCCGACACCAAGCTCGGCGCCGAAAGGTGATCGTCCTTGGGATCAGAAGTGATGGATCGCCGTGAGGACGATCGCTGGCTCCACGTCGGCGATCGCCGCTCACTCCTAGCACATGCTCACACTACGCCGATATCAGGAAAACGCACTACGCGAGCTGTTTGTCTTCTGGCGCAACGGCGGTGGCAACCCGCTGATCGCGATGGCGACGGGTACCGGCAAGTCCGTAGTAATCGCATTTCTGATCAAGCAATTGCTGACCGACTATCCGACCATGCGCGTGCTGGTGAACGCGCCCAATCGCGAGCTGCTCGAGCAGAACATTCTTGAACTGCGGAGTATCTGGCCGGCGGCGCCGATCGGCATCAACTGCGACCGGCTCGGCTTCCGCAACGCCGACGCACCAATTCTGTTTGCCACGGTCAATTCGATTTATCGCAATCCGAAGGCGCTCGGCGAACGCCACTTGGTCATCGTCGATGAAGCTCACCTGATCCCGCACGGCGAACAGGGAATGTACCACACCACCCTGAACAGTTTGCGCGGTTTCGTACCCGACCTTCGTGCTGTCGGACTGACCGCGACGCCTTTTCGATTGGACTCCGGGCACCTGTGCGAAGGCGAAGGGCATTTGTTTGATAAGCTGGTTTTTGAGTACACGATTGGCGAAGCGATCCGCGACGGCTGGTTGGTACCGCCGTCATCCAAGGCGACAACCAAGGCGGCGACGATCGACGTCACCGGAGTCGGCAAGCGTGGTGGCGAGTACATTACCGAGCAGCTCGAGGCCGCGGCGATTCGCGACAACGCGGTTGTGTTGGCCTGCGACGAGATCGCCACCTACCAGGGCAAGCGCCGGGCCTGGCTGATCTACTGCGTCGGCGTCACCCATGCCGACCTGGTTCGCGACGCGCTGCGTGCTCGCGGCATCAATACTGAGATGGTGCTC